AGCAAGTCAAAGCTGAACCTGCAAAAGAAGGAGAAGGAAAGGTCGAGGAAACTAAGGAAGCTGATTCAGATGTGGCTTCCGAAGCAGAGCCTTCTGGAGACAAAGAAAAGATTCGCTGGAAAGAACTGAAGCAAGCTGAGAAAGAACTCAAACTTGCACAGAAGGAACTCTCCGAGCTTAAAGCTAAAGGAAGTGAATTTGAGCAGGCGGCTGAAGAAGTTGCTGAACTCAAGGCTCAGATCGAAGAGATCAAGCAAGAGCGTGAGGCTATCGACGGAGAGCTTTACATGACCCGTGTCCAAGCGACTAGGGAATATAAGCAGTATGTTACCGAGCCATTGAACGAGATTATCGAAGGCGCAGAGTTCTTTTCTGCCCGAAACAAGATTGACACGGGCGACCTTATCGACGCATTGCAGGCTGATACCAACGGTGATCCAGCTAAACTTGACGCACTCATGGCCGATTGGTCTGAGCGCGACAAGTCCAAAGTGTGGACACTTGCTGATAACCTCCTACAAATTGAAAAACGCAAAGGTGAATTAGAGCAACATTCCAAAGAAGCCTACGAGCTTTCGATGGAGCGCAATCAAAAAGAACAGCAAGAGCAGTATCAGCAATACATCGCCCAACGCGAGTCTGCGGTAAACGAGGTTCTTCCTAAGATCAGCGAGAAGGTATTTAACATCCTTCCAGAAGACAAGCGTCCTGACATTAACAAACTTCAGCAGGAAGTTATGAACTACGACGAATGGCCTGAGAACCTAAAGGTTTACGGCATCCTCGGGGCTACCGTTCTTCCTGACTTGCTGGATACGGTTAAGTCGCTGCAAGCTGAACTTAAAGAGACTAAAGAATCCAACATCAAACTTCGCGGCGGGTCTGCTCCTGCCGCTGGTGGAAACTCTCCAAAGTCTCCTGCTGACACAGCCAAGCCAGTTAATTATGCCAAGATGGATACCGACGATTTCGTAAAGAATCTCGTAGGCAGAATGGTGGCTTAGTATTTCCTCCCATCCCCAAGAAGGCTGCGTGTAAAAAGCGCAGCCTTTTTTGTTATAAATAATACTTGAAAAATATAACAACTTACGCTAACCCTGAAAGTGCAGCAGAACTAAGCTGTTGAAAAAAATGTTACTGGATCGCTGATTCCAAAACATCAGTAACAAAATAAACACCGAGCTTGAAAACACCGAAAGGCTTTTACAGTGGCTCAGTAAAAGAAAATCAACCGAGTTTAAGTTGGGCAACTAAACGACGACTTGGATTCTCAAACTAAATTTAACTTAATAGAAAGACTAATAATATGTCACAATACAATATCGCTGATGTAAACAATCAGCTTCAACAAGAAGCTGGGCGTATCGGAGAAATGATCTCCGCGAAGCTCATCGCAACTGATCCTTGGAACCGCCTCATCAAGCAGGACACATTTCCTGCTGGAATGGGTGAGTCCATCCAAACGCTCATCCAAGAGCGCACGACTGTTCCTAACGCTGGTTCTACCGCTTGGGAAGATGTCGGAACTAATGACGGCACTGGCAACAACTGCAACCCGACCCCTCAGGTTGTTGAGTTCGCTCGCACTCTCCGTTCTTACAACCTCCAACAGGCTGCTATCCGTTCGCCCGGTTTCTGCGTGAACGATCTCCGCACTGCATGGAAGGCTGAAGAGCAGCTTGCTGGCGAAGTCAAAGTTCTTAAAGAGAACTCGCAGTGGTTCTGGAGCAACCGTTACCGTGACGAGTTTTCTCGCCTCTGCGGTAACAAAGTTGTTCTCGATGTGCCTGACACCTTGGCTATGTCCACCAGCGGAACTGGCGCTGCCTTCCCCGCTGTTGCTCCTACCTATGCGTTGGATCAAGGTATCCTCGATCAGTTCTACCTCGACCTCTCCCGTGATGCCGCTGAAGGCCATTACGCGATGGTTGACGGTGAGCCTCAATACGCTCTCATCTGCTCGCCTGAAACGAGCAACTACCTGAAGAAGCAGAACGCTGACATCCGTCAAGACCTCCGCTTCTCCTCGCAAGTTGATGAGCTTATCAAGCCATTCGGCGCTGCCTTCACCTACAGTGGATTCGTTCACTTGGTTGATCGTCAGGCTCCTCGCTACAACTTCGTTGATGGCGCGTTTGTGCGTGTTCCGTTCTTCACCAACAGCCCTGCCAGCACTGGCAACAAGGCTATCGTGAATCCGGCCTACCGCACTGCTGCCTACGAAGTCAGCTTCATCTACAACCCACATGTGTTCACCAGCCGTGTTGCACAGGTCATCACCAGCCCCGGTTCGGGACTGAAGTTCGATCCTGTTAACTACCGTGGTGAGTTTATGTGGATCAACAACAAGGACAACGCCAACAACATCCTCGGTGTTAATGGCTACTTCTACGCCTTGTTCATGCAAGGTTCGCAGCCGAAGCGTGTTGAGTGGGGTTATGCCCTCATGCACCTCCGTTGCAGCCCTGCAACCCTCTATCAGTCCTGCTCCTAATAGCAGGTAACTGTTAAACAATAACAAGTGCGGTGGAGGTTCTATCCCTCTACCGCACTAACCTAAGAAAAGTAATGAAAGAAAAATCTGGGATCGCTCTCATTATAGGTGTCGGTGGTGGTTGTGGATGCAAACGAAAAGGTTGTCCCGTATGCGAAGGAGGAAAGATGGAAACAAGTTTTACTGCGCCGGAAGGCTTTGATTTTGAAGGAATGGATGAAGGCGAGGAGAAAGAAGTTCTCGCTAAAGTTAAACATTTGGGTGGTGGCAATTTTAGTGTCGTCTCTGTTGACGGCTACGATCTCGGCGAAGAGCCTGAGATGGAAGAAGAGGAAGAAGAAGGCGAGGAGATGGAAGGCGAAGAAGGTGAAGAGGGAGAAGAGGAATCTTACGCTAAACAACTCAGCGCCCGTGCTGGATTGATGTAATATGGCTATTGCTCCTAACACCAACGACTCGAAATCCAACCTACTTGCTAAGATCGCCGCTAATACTGGCGAGACAAAACCCGTAGTAGGCGATGGAGAGCATAACCTTCTTTGGAAGATCGCTGCTAACACTTATGCTACCGCTACAACTGGCGGTGGTGGTGGAGGTGGAACTGGTGCAACTGGTGCTACAGGACCATCCGGTTCTGCTGGCGCTAATGGGGCTACAGGAGAAACCGGAGCGACTGGTGAAGCAGGAGCGACAGGCGAGACGGGCGCTACTGGAACCGCTGGAAGCCAAGGTGCTACCGGACCCCAAGGTGCAACCGGATTAACAGGTGCTACTGGACTTCAAGGAGCTACGGGAGACATCGGATCAACAGGTCTTACAGGTTCTACAGGTGTTACCGGATCAACTGGAGATACGGGTGCTACTGGACTAGATGGCGCTACAGGATTAACTGGTGATGTCGGTGCTACAGGACTTGAGGGCGCTACTGGACTCGAAGGTGCTACTGGATTGACTGGTGATACTGGAGCCACGGGGGAGCAGGGCGCTACAGGAATTTCAGGCAACGATGGAGCTACTGGACTTACAGGTTCTACAGGTTTAACTGGCGCTACTGGGCTTACAGGTTCAACTGGGCTTACTGGATCCACTGGAGAACAGGGAGCTAGTGGTATTACTGGTGCAACTGGTCCTCAAGGTGTTCAAGGTATTCAGGGACCGCAAGGCGACCCCGGCACTACGGGAGCCACTGGGTCAATAGGCGTAACAGGTGATGTTGGCGCAACAGGTTTAACCGGAGCCACTGGTGAAGTTGGCGCAACAGGACTTACAGGTGCTACTGGGGAACAAGGTTCTACCGGACCAGAAGGTGCTACCGGACTCACAGGAGAGACGGGAGCAACAGGACTCACTGGTTCTACAGGATTGCAAGGTTCAACCGGATCGACAGGTATTACTGGAGACATCGGTGCTACCGGACCTCAAGGAGTTCAAGGCATTCAAGGCGAATTCGGAGCTACTGGTTTAACTGGTGCTACTGGACTTACTGGTTCCACAGGACAAGAAGGCGCTACTGGATTGACAGGTTCAACTGGAGAAGTTGGACCTACAGGCGCTACCGGTGTTGCTGGTGCTAGCGGAGCTACTGGTCCAGAAGGAGCTACAGGCTTAACTGGATCAACAGGTTTGACTGGAGCAACTGGTGCTGCCGGACAATCTTCTACTTTCTACAATTATCAAGCAGACGCTAATACTGTTTCGGGAACTCCAACTAACGGACATCTGTATTGGAATAACGCAACGCAGGCATCGGCTACCGAGATTGTCTTGTCTCATCTCGATGCTCTAGGCAACGACATTGATGTATTCTTCTCGTTGTTCAAGGATGGCGACTCGTTCATCATTCAAGACCAATCTAATTCCAACAATTATCAGAAGTGGGAGATTAGCGGAACACCGACAGTCGTTGCTAACAGCTATGTCAACCTGCCCGTTACTCTCGTTACTTCTACATATACTTTCCCAAATAACCACCAAGTTATCTTTGCTATCGTAACCTCTGGATTGACAGGCGCTACCGGACCTCAAGGTTCAACTGGTGCAACTGGAGTTGCTGGTCCAACAGGTGCTACCGGAGAACAAGGTTCGACTGGTCCTCAAGGCGCTACCGGATTGACTGGTTCTACAGGATTGACTGGCTCCACTGGATCAACTGGACCCGAAGGGGCTACAGGCTCTACTGGACCTCAAGGGCCAGAAGGAGCCACCGGACCACAAGGCGTTCAGGGTATTCAAGGCTTAACTGGATCGACAGGTTCTACCGGACCTATCGGTGATACTGGTTCTACTGGACCTGTTGGAGCTACAGGCGAGGTTGGCCCTACAGGTGCGACTGGTGTAGGTGCTACTGGTCTGACTGGTGCAACTGGAGAAGTTGGCGCGACTGGTTTGACTGGTTCAACAGGACCGCAAGGAGCTACTGGAATCGGAGCAACTGGGGCCACAGGCAATGTTGGCGAACAGGGTTCTACTGGAGCTACTGGCGAGCAAGGCGTTCAAGGCATTCAAGGTATTCAAGGCAGCACAGGAGCTACAGGTATTGGCGCTACAGGTGCAACAGGCCCGCAAGGCGATACTGGTTCTACTGGACCGATTGGTTCTACCGGACCTCAAGGTAATCCCGGTGGTGCTACTGGTGCTACTGGCGCTACTGGTGATACTGGTGCTACTGGAGTTCAAGGTGCTACTGGATTAACAGGTGATACTGGAGCTACGGGATTAGAAGGAGCCACGGGATTAACTGGCGCTACAGGAGTTCAGGGTGATGTTGGTGCTACGGGATTAACTGGCTCGACTGGCGAAGTCGGTTCGACTGGGCTAGAAGGAGCTACTGGACTCACTGGAGCAACTGGTGCTACGGGGCCATTAACTAAATCCCTTGTTCGACTTACTGCGCCAAAAGATAATCAACCTCCAGCAACAAACTTTGCTACACTTGATACACGCAATTCTATTGCAGTATTAGACTTTGACGATGCGACAGACGAGAGCGCAATCTTTGTTTCTGTTTGCCCAGAGGGAGCCAATCTCGCAAGTGGTCTATCAATTCGATTGATTTGGACTGCAACAACCGCAACTAGCGGAGCGGTTGTGTGGGATGCTTCATTAGAAAGAATGACAACTGATATTGATACAGGTTCATTCGATACAGCAGCCAGCGTTACAACTACAACCAATGCTACAAGTGGCGTTCCAAACTATTCCACGATTACGCTTACAACAATTGACTCACTCGAAGTAGGAGATGGTTTCCGATTGAAGATCAATCGTGATGCAAATAATGCCAACGACACCATGACAGGCGATGCCGAACTCATCGCCGTCGAAGTAAGGAGCGCGGCGTAATGGCTTACGATTTTACATCGGCGAGCAGTCAGTTTTTAAGCATGAACAGTTCGCCAGTGAGCGGACCGCCACTAACTATGGCGTGTTGGTTTAATGCCGACCAAGTAACAACCAGCGATTATTTGGTATCCGTATCCAGCACAATAGGTAGTTATTTTGGATTGGTAATTTTAGGGGCATCGGCAGGCGATCCTGTTGGAGCATTTGACTTTAACAGCGGTAGCCTAATTGGTGCATCCACAACAGCAGGGTATACGGCAGGAACTTGGACTCACGCAGTTGGGGTTTGGAGTAGTTTAAGCAATAGAACAGCTTATATAAATGGAGGAAACAGCACAACCAATACAAGCGCGCAAGCACCCTTTACATTAACAAGAACTCAAATTGCCGCAACCGCAATTGCCAGTTCAAACAGAATGAACGGCCTCATCGCAGAAGTAGGCATCTGGAACGCCGCCCTCGCCGCCGAAGAAATCGCCTCCCTCGCTAAAGGCATGACCTGCGACAAGGTGAGGCCGCAGTCACTCGTTTTCTACGCGCCTCTCGTCCGCGATCTCATCGACCAAAAAGGCGGCCTTGCCATCACCAACAACAACGGCGCGACCGTAGCAACACATCCTAGAGTATATGCCTAATTACTATAACAAAACCAATCCATCCGACTTGCGTGATTTACCGCAAAGCCTCATTGATACTTGGGTCGATGTCAATAATCCCAAGCTACAAGAATGGATTCCTGCTCCACCTAAACCATCTCCAGATGCGGTGTGGGATAATGGACATTGGGTAATTCCTCCTCCTCCATCTTGGACTGCTGAAGAATGGCTGAATAAAGAAGGCTACAACTCAACTGCGCTAGTAACTCTTCTTGATCTTAATGGAAAACTAATTGCCGCAGGAAAATCATCTGTTAAACTTAATGCCGTTAAGAATTGGACTGACGGAATGATTGCATCTTATGCAGCCGATCCATCTTCTAAATCAGATTGGACTAATGCTCCATACGGATTTACAGAGACAACAAAAGAAGTGGTTCAAATTCTTGGCTCTGAATAAACGATGCCAATACTTCCTCAACTTGGAGATTCCGAGAACAATCTACTAGCGAAAACCGTAAACAACACTGGTCCTAATCAGCCAGTGCATGGTGACGGTCGCTGGAATCTTCTGTATAAGCTGTGTCAGAATACCTACGAGGCAGCGGTTAGGAATAACATTATCGACGGAGAGGTTCAGACTTATTACGATCTTCCAATAACTCAAGGAAATCCACCACTTCAATCTGTCTATCTCGTTCTTGAGGCAGTCGGTGTTCCTTTAATCAATCGTCACCCCGCTGGTTTATATGCAAGAACGCAGAATGCAGGGAACCTCTCCGACTGGATGTATGTCGGTGATCTTAATGTAGGAACGACTGGAGCGACTGGAGCCACAGGAGAGACAGGAGCAACGGGCTTTACAGGTGCAACTGGATTCGGCGCTACAGGACCGATTGGCGCTACTGGTTCTACCGGACCAACTGGTGGTCAAGGTGCAACTGGTATCGGGGCTACAGGAGCTACAGGAGAAGTTGGACCGCAGGGTTCTACAGGCGAAGTTGGAACTACTGGTTCGACTGGTGCAACTGGTATTCAAGGCTTAATCGGTGCGACAGGTCCACAAGGTGTTCAAGGCATCCAAGGTCCGCAGGGAGAGCCGGGAACTACAGGGGCGACAGGATCGACTGGCCCCATCGGATTGACGGGTGCTACAGGTGATACTGGTTTAACCGGAGCCACAGGTCTTACAGGAGCCACAGGTAATCACGGCATAGATGGATCGACAGGTCCAGTCGGTGCAACGGGACTCACGGGTTCCACGGGATTGACTGGCGCAACGGGAGAACAAGGCTCTACTGGTGCTACTGGATTGATCGGTCTTGTAGGAGCTACTGGTCCGCAAGGTGTGCAGGGTATCCAAGGCGAGATGGGAAGCACTGGTTCTACAGGACCGACAGGAGATACAGGTTCGACTGGTCCGCAGGGTGCTACTGGATTAACTGGATCAACTGGACTTACCGGAGCCACTGGTCTTACTGGAGCGACAGGAGAACAGGGTTCTACCGGATTAACTGGGGCTACGGGAGAGACGGGTGCTACAGGCATTCAGGGTGCTACTGGAGCTGCTGGTCAGTCATCTTCCTTCTACAACTACAGAGCCGATGCCAGTCAGACATCAGGTGTTCCGGCGGCAGGTAGAATTTACTGGAATAATTTAACTCAGACTTCAGCAACAACAGTTGTCGCATCACACCTCGATGAGTTCGGAAATGATATTGATGTATTCTTTACGCTGTTCAAAGATGGAGACTCTTTCGTTATCCAAGATAGGGGAAATTCAACAAACTTTCAGAAGTGGGAAATTAACGGGACTCCAACTGTAGTTCCGAATAGCTATGTATCCATGCCTGTAACACTTATTGATTCAGGCGGAACTAGCCAATTTCAGAACAACCATCAAATCATTTTTGCTATAGTCACTTCAGGACTCACAGGAGCGACAGGTCCACAGGGAGCGACAGGCGCAACCGGAATTCAAGGTGATGTCGGAAGCACTGGAGCCACGGGACTAGGAGCCACTGGATTAACTGGCGCGACAGGCGAGGTAGGAGCTACTGGAATCCAAGGGGCTACAGGTCCAGAAGGATCGACTGGCGCTACTGGAATCCAAGGTCCAGAGGGAGCGACAGGTCCGCAGGGAGTTCAAGGTATTCAAGGATTGCAGGGAGCTACTGGATCGACTGGTCCTACAGGTGACATCGGATCAACAGGTATCCAAGGCGCTACGGGGGCAACAGGCGCAGGGGCTACGGGAGCTACAGGCTCTTCAGGTATAGACGGAACGACTGGTGCTACGGGTGCAACCGGACCACAAGGTGACGCTGGAGCTACTGGTGCTAGCGGATATGTAGGTTCTGATGGAGCAACAGGTGCGACTGGTCCGGCTGGAGACATTGGCTCGACAGGCGCTACAGGTGTTCAAGGTGTGCAGGGAATCCAAGGCATCCAAGGTTCTACTGGCGCAACGGGTTCTGTCCCGTCAAATGTCGTTCAAAACAACCCAACTGACAACCCTGTAGTCAATTTTATTCGTGCTTTGACGCAAGCTGAATACGATGCTATTCCGGTTAAGGACGCAAATACAATTTATTTCATCAAGCAATAATGTCCACATACATAAAAGCCTACCTTGGGACAACTCCATTATTTACCGCCCCATCCAGCGCGGAACTCATAAAGAACGGCCTTGGCACCGTGACCCTTTCTGCCGCCAACACATACTCCGGCGGCACGACGATCAACGCAGGCACGCTCACGACGAGCATAGCCACCGGACTTGGCAGCGGCACCGTCACTGTGAATGGGGGCGCGCTCACGATCAATTATGGTGCAGTCGCTTTCGCATTCACAAACAACCTCACCGGCAATGGCACGGTGAACCTCACTGCGGCGAATGCTGGCTTTATCACGGTTCCCGTTTTCAGGCCGATAAGCATGTCTGGGTTCAACGGCACCGTTACCATGGATACGGGTTTCAATAATATCTACTATCAAACCAATCCAAACTCCGGCTCTACTTTTGACGGCTCAGCGGCCAAGTGGGTCGTAAACAACCAAAATGCGAATAGCTTCGTTTATACCCTCGCGAGTCTTGTCAAATACGGCGAATTGAGCGGCAACGGCAAGGTGAGTGCTGCAAATGCTAACAACACCCTCGAAGTCGGAGCGTTGGGCACAAACTCCACCTTCAGTGGCATCCTATTAAATAACAATTTCGGAGGAACGCTGGCATTTACAAAAGTCGGCTCTGGCACGCTGACCCTCTCCGGCAACAACACCTACACTGGCGCGACCACGATCAATGCGGGCACGCTGGAGATCACTGGCGGAGGCCGCCTCGGCGGTGGCAGCTACGGCGGCGCGATCACGAACAATGGCACCTTGATCTACAGCGGCAACAATGACCAAACTCTCTCCGGCGTGATCAGCGGCAGCGGCGGGCTAACGAAACAAGGCTCGGGAACGCTGGTTCTTAATGGGGCAAATACTTTCACTGGGGCGACAGCTATTTCGGCAGGATTGATCCGAGTCGCCAAAGCAGTTGGCGGCATCACGGGAACGGCCACTTACTCGCCGACTTCTTTGACCGTTGATTTTGCAAATGTGACCCCTACGAGCGGCGCGGCCTACCGCTTCTTGCCCGGCTCGACTGCCACCACAGGGCTGACGATTAGCCTTACCAATGCGGGCGGGAAAACTGGCACCTACGATTACTCAAACTCAACTCTCACCATCGTATGATTATCAACCCTTACTGGAAACCTAATCGTTTCTTCTGCTTCGTTCCAAGTGAATACGGGAAACAAGTGTAACCAAGTTACATTCACGAATACATCTGTTACTGCGAACTTCACAATCGCTCCGACAATCGGTGATACATTCAAGTTCTTTATCGGTTCAACAGTTCAGGCTGGATTGTCCGTCACACTTACAGGAACAGGCGTTGCTGGTCGCTCTGGAACATACGACTCGGCTACATCAACTCTAACGATTACCTGAAATAATTATTGAATATTGTTAAACAATTAAATTATGTTCGCTTAAATGAATTTCGATCCTCAGTCAGCCCCACATCATCCCGGTATTATGGGTTCCGCAACAAGCCTTCTAGCAGTTATCGTGTCAGTCCTGCCTCATGTTGAGCAGTGGCTACGGATTACATCTCTTGCATTCGGCACTATTGCAGCGATAGTTTCTATTATTGTAATGATTGAGAAACGCAGTAACGATAAAGATAAAAAATGAAAACACTACTTGTTAAAGCTATCTCCGCTATTACCGGAGCATCCAAATCAGTTATCGAATTCATCATTCCGATCCTCCGCGATTCGGCTAGTTCCCTGTTGAAGGAACTGCTTCCTATCGCATTGGAAGTTGTGTCTTCATTGCTCACTTCGGATAAGAGCGGCGACGAGAAGCGTAAGATTGCCGTGGATAAGATTAAAGATGCAGCAACCCGCGAGGGAATCAACGCATCTAATCGTGCAGTCAACCTCGCTATCGAGCTTGCCCTTGCAAAGCTGACCGATAAATGAACGACGAGAAGGCATGGTGGCAGAGCAGGACGATTATCGGAATCGTCGTTATGCTGCTGGCTCAAGTCTTGAAATGGCTCAATGTTGATATAGTCAACGAGGAGTTGACAGACATCGTTACTCTAGCGATGGAAAGCATCGGTGCGGGACTGGCTATTTACGGACGCGTAAAGGCCCGTAAAACTATTCGCAGGACTAAACCGGGAGGTCAGTTCAATCCGAACGCAGAAGTGCGTAAAGCCAAGCCTGTGCGAAGCAAGCTGCTCGGTCTGTTTATTCTTCTTCTTTCCTTCAACTGCTACGCTCAAGCCTATCCATCGCATGTGTGGTATGAGAACCCTATCAGAGTAACGCCAATCGTTGATGACAGACACTTTCTAATTCGCTTGCTGGATAGCCTGTGGGTCAGCGTTAGCGTTCTTCCAATCAAGGGTGAGATTAAGGGTTCGGCTGATTTCTGATATGGCTACCGAGGCAGAACGGCTAGAGATGGGTGACTTCATTCTGAAGTCCGAGGCTCGTAAGGACAAGCTGGGCAGGCTTAAAGTTTATCCACTACCCAAGGCTGACGGTGGTGGAACATTTGAAGTTGCAGGCATCAACGATAGGTATCATCCCAAGGCTGCAACGCATCTAAAGAATCTCATCGACAACAACCGTCATTCACAAGCAGAGAGCTTCGCCAAGAAGTATCTCGTTGAATACACCGATGTCGTTAAGAACTGGACTGAACTGGCTCCGCTAGAAGCATTCCTCCGCGATACTGCATTTAACCGAGGACCGAAAGGCGCCTTGCGAATCTTGCAGATTGCGTTGGGTATTGCTGATGACGGAAAGTTTGGACCTGTAACGAAGACAACTCTAGCTAAAGCAGCAAAGAATGTGGCATCACTTCTTGACAACCTGCGAAGTGCTAGAGAAACATACGAGATTCGTGTTGCTCCACCCGTTGGAGCCAGAGCAAAGTTTTGGGCTGGCTTGCAGAACAGATGGAACAATGCGTTAGAATTCAGTAAGAAGTTTATAGTTTAACAATAGAAACAAAATATATGGACCTAGAAAATAAAGCCCTGAAAGAAGCATTTAATAAAAAGTATTCCGGCGTAAAAACTGATGAAGAAGACCTGAAGCGTTTCGCTAAAAAATATTATGGCGAGCAGCCAGAAAGCGTCTATAAAGAACCTTCATTGCTTGAGAAAGCAAAGCGCACAGTAAGTGGAGCTATTGATGTCAATGTTGGCCGCGCTAAAAGCGACTACGGCAGGATGCAGCGTGGATACCGCGAGCTTGAGAAGGGTTTCTAATCCTGCATGACCAGCAAAGAATACAAGCTGTTAATCCTAGCGATGCTGTCTATGTCAGTATCGCTAACTGCACTTTACATGATTGCGAAGCTAGCCTTTTATGAGTGATACCGAAGCGTTGATTAAAGAGAACAAGAAGCTAAAAGAGATA